AATGTCATCCCATACGGAAAGCCAGTTTTAGTATTTCACGGAACAATCGAATATGATGAAGAAGGTGAAGAAGTTGGTCGTAATGTAGAAGATGCAAAAATACTAGACCAACAGCTGCAAGCAGTTAGTGCGCAAAGACAGCGTACCTTCGGCTTGTCAGGTCCACAACCCATCACATTCAATGATGCGGATACCGTTCGTAATAAAGAACGATTACAACAATATGGTGCAGAAATTGCACGTATTCAGGAAGAGTTTGATCTTGACGATAACTCCACATTGGAAGATTACAAGGTAGCATGGTGGAGTAGAGAAATAGATAATATGGGTATCGACTGGACGCCAGAAGAACGGGAAGGCCTTATTCGTCGTTGGGCTATGGGTGAAAAGAAATTTGGTGTTAAGGATATCGAAGATCCTGAGAAGAAAAAGGCATTTAGAGAGTTCGAAAAGACCCAGCTAGCAGCTAAACAAAAAGCAGCAACTCGTCCAATAGAACGTATTTTTTTACGTATTGGTGCAGATACATTACTTCGTGTCACCAACACCCTTGGGGCAAATAACCCAGAAATGGCAGCGCAGCTAAAACAAGAAGTTCGAGATGCTATAGAAAAGATTAAAGAAGCTGGTGATGAAAATCAATTGGCAATGTTACAACAACAAATTGAACGATTGGATGACCTTGGTATTGAACGTGTAGTACCAAGTGAAGGATTGGTCTTTATCTATAATGGTAAACCATATAAATTTACTGGAGCATTTGCACCAGTCAATCAAATTCTTGGTATGATGAAGTTTCAACGGGGTAAAGCTAAAGTTGTTGCTGAACCAGAAAAGAAACCAGCAGAAGAACCACAAGTAACCACACAAACAACAACTACACCAACTGGTAAAAGTAGACGAATCGCTATTTTTCCTGGTCGTTTTCAACCATTTCATGCGGGACATTATAGCATTTATAGAAAGTTGGTTGAAGAATTTGGTGAAGAAAATGTGTATATTGTATCAAGTGGGGTGACAGATCCGACACGATCACCATTTGGATTTGATGAAAAGAAACAAATAATGACACAAATGTTTGGTATTCCAGAAGATAAAATTGTGCAAGTTAAAAGTCCATATTCACCAAAAGAACTTACACAGCAATTACCGCCGGACACTAGCGTAGTATTTGCTTTAAGTGAAAAAGATGCTGATAGACTTTCCGGTGGTAAATATTTTCAACCATATGATCCACAAACATCTACTGGAGGATATGAAACAAATGGATATGTAATGATTGCACCAGAAATGCAATTACAACTTAATGGTAAAAACATTAGTGGAACACAAGTTCGTGCATTATTGGGTGACCCACGAATTACAGATGATGTTAAAAAAGAAATATTTACAAAAATTTATGGTAAGTTTGATCCAGAAATCTTTAAGAAAATTGTGAAAACTACAACCGACTCGGAAGAAGCGTTGCGGCTTACACAACAACATGGTGGTGAACCAGAACAAACACCACGACAAACAAAACCAAGACAAAAACCAGTAGGTAAAAAATCACCAAAAAAACCACAAGACAAACCAAAAGACCCATCATTCTATAAACCTGGTGAAAGTTGGGAAACAGAAAGTGGAAACTTTGGTGGCAAAAATAAGAAAAATCAAGTAAGATATTTTGGTACAAAAGAACGAGCAGACAAATTCGCTAAATCATAAGAGGTTACTATGTCACGTATGGATGAAAAAGCAGTAGCAGATGTAAGAAAACGAATTGGTGAGGTAATGAACAAGCAGGAGCAAAAGCTTGTATTTGGATGGCGTCCACAACAAGTAGAACGACAAGAAGGTGAAGTGTGGGAAGATGTTGACGGTAAAAAATGGACAAAAAAGAACGGTCTTGTCCAAACCGTTACGAAACTTGACGGGTTCAAAACTCCGTGGTGGTGTCCAAAATGTGGCACTCCACTCAACGGTCATCACTTAAAAGCATATAAAAAAGCAGGTCACTGTCACGAATGTATGTTGAAAGAAGAGATGGAATTAAAAACATCTGGTAAATGGGAAGATGTAATTAGAGAAAAAGGTCGTCAAAATCATATGGCGGTAATACGAGATAAAATACAAGAATTACAAAGTTATCACGATAACCTTTCTCAACCAGAATTTATTCACGCAGATAATGAAAAAATCTTGATGATTGAAAAGTGGGATATGGATATTAATACGGTCAAAAAAGATTTAATGGAAGAAATTACTAAGCTACAAAAACATTTGGAAATGGTCGAGTCTGGAATGAGTGAAGAAGAAATCAGACAATACTACGAAACACAGGAACAATCAAACGGATAATTTTATGAAAAAGTTTGAAAAGAAAATTGGAACTTTCAAATTAATTATGGAAACTATTACCATCACCGCACCTATTGCAAAGTGGATGTTGATAGCAGCAGGACTTTTGGGTGTAGTAATGTATGTTAAGAATGATAGTCAAGACGAAATGGACAAGTATATTGCAGAATATAAAGTATTTCAACAAAAGGCAGAAGCTGCAACAGAACTCGCTGATAGTTTAAAGCAAGAGATTGTTATCGCAGATAATGAATCACGAGCAGCAGAAAGTCGTGCAAAGGTGTTAAGTCGTCAAGTAAATACTTTACGAGATGAAACATTAAGTATGGAAGAACGAGCAGAAGTAATGAAAGAAACACTTTTAGACACTCTTGTTTTAGCTCGTCAATTATTACCACTCAAAGATTCTATTATCGCAAAACAAAAAGAAACCATTGATGTACAAGGTGGTCAAGTCAAAGAACTTGAAAGTGCATTGTCAAGTAAAGACAACGCATTACGTATGGCAATGATACGTGGTGATAGTCTCCAAGCAGTTATCAATCTTATACCACCAGCACCAAAGAACCCAAATCGTATGTTTGGTATTAAACTCCCAAGTCGTAAGGCATCGTTCGCAGTTGGATTGGCAATGGGTCTTGGAGCAGGAGTCCTCGTAATCAAGTAGAGGTATTATGAACGCAACAGCACAGCAGTTACGTGAACGCATCAAAGAAGAATATAAGAAGTGTGCAATACAGCCAGATTACTTCTTATCAAAATATTCATACATTCAACACCCGATCCGTGGTCGGGTGTTGTTTGACTTATACAAATATCAGAAAAACGCTTTATATGATTTTGAGAACAACGATTATAATATCGTTCTGAAAGGTCGTCAGATTGGTATTTCTACCTTGGTCGCAGGATACGCTTTGTGGTTAATGTTATTTCACAAAGACAAGAATATTCTTGTTATCGCAACCAAACAAGAAACCGCAAAGAACTTAGTTACCAAAGTTAAGTTCATGCATCAAAACCTTCCAACGTGGTTACGTGGTGAGGTTATTACGGACAACAAGTTATCACTTCAATTCTCTAATGGGTCACAGATTAAAGCGGTAGCATCATCACCAGATGCAGGTCGTTCTGAAGCATTGTCCCTTCTCATCCTCGACGAAGCTGCATTCATTGATGACGCAGACATCATTTGGACGGCAGCATCATCCACATTATCAACGGGTGGTAAGGCAATTCTACTGTCCACTCCAAATGGTGTTGGTAACTTTTTCCATAAAATGTGGCAACAAGCAGAGGCTAAAACCAACGGATTTAATCCTATATTACTGGATTGGAGAGTTCATCCAGAACGTGACCAAGCATGGCGTGATAGACAAACGGAACTGATGGGTGAAATGCAGGCATCACAAGAACACGATGCGTCATTTATTTTCTCTGGTAATACGGTAGTTCCACCAGAAATCATCGAGTTTTACAAAGCATCATTTGTCCAAGAACCAGTTACCAAAGGCGGGTTTGATGGAAACTTGTGGGTCTGGGAATATGCACAACCTGGTCGGTCATATATTGTGTGCGCTGACGTTGCTCGTGGAGATGGTGAGGACTATTCAGCATTTCACGTAATAGATGTAGAGTCGTCTACCCAAGTAGCAGAATACAGAGGAAAGGTAGAAACTAAGCAGTTTGGTAATATGTTGGTATCAATCGCAACGGAATATAATGACGCATTACTCATTCCAGAAAATAGTAGTATAGGATGGAACGCTGTGCAACAGATTATTGATCGTGGATATAAAAATCTCTTTTATATGTCCAAAGATTTACAATATGTTGACGTAGAACATCAAATGACAGGACGATATAGAGCAGAAGAACGACAAATGGTTCCTGGGTTTACGACATCACAACGCACTCGTCCGTTGGTTATAGCACGATTAAAAGAATATATGTTAGAAAATAGTTTTACTATTAGGTCAGCAAGAATGTGTGCTGAATTAGAAACATTTATTTGGAAGAATGGTAGACCAGAAGCATTACAAGGTTATAATGATGACTTGACAATGGCGCTTTGTATTGGTCTGTGGGTTCGTGACACCGCCCTTCGTTTACGTCAGGAAGGTATAGAATTGACAAAGATGGCGTTAGACAAGGCCAAGTATAGTGTGGTCGGTCACATCTACACAAACAGAGACAGAGCACAAAATCCATATGAGATGCAAGTTGGAACTGGAAAGGAAGATATTAGGTGGTTACTAGGATAATACACTATTTATAATGTAGTGTTTTTATTGGATTTAACTATGATTAAATTAGTTGATATTTTGTTGACAGAAAAATGGACAAAGAGATACAAAAAGTCCATAAATTGTAGTAATCCAAAGGGTTTCAGCCAAAAAGCACATTGCGCTGGACGTAGAAAGCGTAAACGTGGTGGTAAAACAACATCAAAACCGGTATAAGATATGACCAAAGATGAACTTTTAGAAATTATCCGTGAAGAATTGGAAGCAGAATTGGCAGAACGTACTGTAGCTCGTCGTGAACCACCACGTAAAATGGATAAGTCACAAGTCAAAAAGCGAGACTCAGTAGGTAAAAAATTATTAAAGAACAAACGTTCTGTCCGATATTTTAAGGATAAGTTTGGTGATGATTGGAAATCATACCTTTGGGCAGCATCAACCAACAAAGCGATAGATAGTAAGAAAAAGAAAGGTAAGTAATATGAATTACAGAGAATATTACACCTATATTTTTGAAGATTGCGATTGTCTCCACGAAGCTGATTGTGGTTGTGGTGAACAAGAAGAAGGATATCCTGGGTTTGGATACAAAGAAACAGAAAGTGATTTTGCAGATCCACGATTACAAAAAGCTGAAGAGATTGTAGCATTATTGGAAAAGAATAGTCCAACCAGTCCTGAAAAGTGGGCAAGAGCAAAGGCGGCAGCACGTGCCAAGTTTAAGGTCTACCCATCAGCATACGCTAACCTCTGGGCAGCAAAGAAGTATAAGAGTATGGGTGGTGGTTGGAGAAAAACTAAGAAAGAATATCATATACCACACAAGCGCCGTGATCCAATGGGTCAAGAGGACGCAGATGTAAATAATGATGGAAAAGTAAATTTAACAGATAAAATGTTAAAAGCAAAACGTGATTTGTATAAGAGATATTTGGTGGCACAAAAGAAGGGACAAAAATCCCTCTAAACACTTTGGAGAAGTAATATGATTAGACTTATGGGAATCGTCGCTGGCATCAAAGGAATTAGTGATAAGCCAGTCGGAGCTGTAAAGGAAGCTCTTGACGCCGTTGGTAAAGAAGATGGTGATATCGATAATGACGGTGATAAAGACTCGTCAGACAAGTATTTAAAAGCTCGTCGTGATGCTATTGGTAAGTCAATGGAAAAGAAGGAAGAAATCGGACCCAAAGACCAAGCCGATTCTGGTGAATACGATTATGAAGGTGATATGGCAAAGAATCAATTACAAACCATTATCAGAAATGCACAAATGTTGCATGATATGTTGGCAGACGATACCAACCTACCAGAATGGGTGCAAAACAAGATTTCATTAGCTAAGGAATATACCGAATCGGCTGCACAATACATTAGTAGTGAAAAGGACCAAAATGGCACAGCTGAAGTTCCTGGAGCAGCAGGTGCAGTTCCAGCACCATCGGGAACAATGTAATGGATACCGTAGCAAAGTTTTTATCCACACTATTCAATAGTCGTGACCAAGCACACATCTTCCATTTACAAACATCATCATACGCTGCTCACAAAGCATTAAATGATTATTATGATGCAGTTGTAGATTTGGTAGATAGCTACGCAGAAACTTGCCAAGGTCGCTATGGAATCATCCGTGGTTATACCCCACAGAAACAATACTTTGAAAACGATGAAGTAATCAAGTATTTTACTGGATTATCAACCTATATTGATAGTGTTCGTAAGGGACTACCACAAGATGGTGACCTCAATAATATCGTTGATGAAATCTCAGCGTTGGTCAACTCAACAATCTATAAGTTGAAGTTCTTAAAGTAATGAAATTACAAGATATTTTAGTTGAACTTACCGAAGAAATTTTGGATGAGAAGTATAAGCCAAAAGGTGAACTTGGTAAGTGGTTGAAGCAAAAGTGGGTAGATATTTCCAGAAAAGACCCAAAGACTGGAAAGCATCCACCATGCGGTGCTTCGGCTGGCAAGAAGGAACGTAAGGGTGGTAGCGCAAAATATCCAAAGTGTCGCCCAGCTCGTTCCGCAGGTAAAATGAGTAAAAGTGAAAAACGTTCGGCTGTAATTAGAAAGAGAAAAGCAGGAAATCCAGGTGGAAAACCAACAATGGTTTCTACTTTTAAAAAGAAATAAACTCTTGACTTTGAGAGCAACAATGATTAGATTAACTGATATTCTTTGCGAAGATTGCTGGGACGGATATAAGCAAGTTGGTATGAAGGAACTAAATGGTAAAATGGTTCCTAATTGTGTTCCAGTAGAAGAAACACACGTTCCAGGTCACGAAGAAGATGAACTAACAGAAGGTGAATTCTGTAATGAATGTCTTATTGAAGTCCTCGAAGGATTACACGAAAATCAACTTGGTGAAGCAGAATATCGTGGTCGTAAGGTTGCCCTCGGTAAGATTATGAGAGGTGATGTAAAGAAGTTTAAAGTGTTCGTTAAAGACCCAAAGAGTGGAAATATCAAGAAAGTAAATTTCGGTCATGGTGGAACGTCGGCAAAACGCCGTGGTGAAAAGACAATGAAGATTAAAAAGAATATTCCTTCTCGTCGTAAGTCGTTCCGTGCAAGACATAATTGTGATAATCCAGGTCCAAGAACAAAAGCTCGTTATTGGGCATGTCGTACCTGGTAATATGAAAAAGAAAATTTCTCGGGAACAATCCGACAAGATATTAGATAAAATGGGTTATAAGTTTAATCCAACAGAATTCTTTTTGGGAATGAATGTTGAGTTAGAACACCAAGATGTGACCAACGGAAACGTGGTCAAGACTGCAAAAATCGCAGCAGCACATCTGAAAGAAAATCCAAAGTATTATTCGTTATTGATGAAGCATGTAGAAAAGAAGCATGAACAACTAGTTGGACCTGGTGGTGCAATTAACGCAGCACCAAAACCACAAGATGTTAAGAAAATGCGAACAGCATTGGATAGGGAGAAAAAGCATGATTAAGCTCACAGATTTAATCACAGAAGCAGGTAAGGAAAACCGCATCAACTCAATGCGTTTGGTCGCATTACTTGAAAAGTTAGCACCAACTCTTAAAGAAGCTCAAGAAGAAAAGTTGGCAAAACTAACCGCAGAATTACTTGCAGGAATCACCAAGGTCAATGAAATACCATACAACTACAACACAATGTCGGAATGGCATATGACCGAATTGGCAACAGTAGTAATGCCAGCTCGTGATTTACGTGAAGCATTAAATAGTCTATTGAAGAAGCCAGCTAAGGGATTAGATACACATATCGTTGAAATGGTTATCAAGTCAATAGACGAATTGTATATCTACTAACAAGTTGAGGGGTTATGGCTGATAACAGCATATTTGGCAGACTAAAGAAATTATTTTCTACTAATACGGTAGTTCGTAACGTTGGTGGAAAAAGACTTAAAGTAGCCGACACAGACAACATTCAATCGTTTATCAATAGACGCGGTATTGATAGATACCACCGCGTCTATTCGTCTATGACGGGTGGATATGGTTCTGCTCACGGACGATATGAAGCAGCGGCAGCCTTTCAAGGTTCCCGATTGCAATTGTTCCGTGATTATGATATGATGGATAATGACCCTATTATTTCATCGGTAATGGACATTTATGCTGACGAATCAACCACCAAAGATGAATTTGGTAATCTCCTTACCATTCATTCTAAGAATACACAGATACAAGAAATCTTACATAACTTATTCTATGATGTATTGAATGTGGAATTCAATATGTGGCCTTGGATTCGTAATATGGTCAAGTATGGTGATTTCTTTTTATTCCTAGACATAGATCCAGAATTTGGAATTGTAAATGTATTACCACTCTCTGTCTATGAAACCATTCGTATCGAAGGTCAAGACCCAGGCAATCCATTCTCGGTCAAGTTCAAGATTGAAAATGATTTCTTATCATTAGGTAAGACTGAATTTGATAACTATGAAATTGCCCACTTCCGTCTCCTTTCGGACACCAACTTTCTTCCATATGGTAAGGCAATGATTGAAGGTGGCCGTCGTGTTTGGAAACAACTTCAGTTGATGGAAGATGCGATGTTAATTCATCGTATTATGAGAGCGGCAGATAAGCGTAAGATTTTAATTGACATCGGCAATATCCCGCCAGCAGAAATCGATACGTTTATGAATCGTATTATGGATAGAATGAAGAAAACACCATTAGTAGATCCTGCAACTGGTGATTACAATCTTCGATATAATATGCAAAATATCACAGAAGATTTTTATCTTCCTGTTCGTGGTAAGGACTCTGGAACAGACATCCAAAACCTCCCAGGTCTACAATTCAACGCTATCGAAGATATCGAATACCTCCGTAATAAGTTAATGGCAGCATTCAAGGTGCCGAAGGCATTCTTGGGATACGAAGAAGATTTAAGTGGTAAAGCAACTTTGGCAGCACAAGATGTTCGTTTCGCACGTACTATTGAACGTATTCAACGTATTATGGTATCGGAACTCACCAAGATTGCCATCATCCATTTATATGTTCAAGGATTTACTGACGAAGATTTAATTGATTTTGAATTATCATTAACCAATCCATCAATTGTTTATGAACAAGAAAAGTTAAACTTGTGGAAGGAAAAGATTGGTGTGGCAGAATCTATTATGAACAGTAAGATGCTTTCACAAGAATGGATTTACCACAATATTCTTGAATTATCAGATGATGAAATTGTGGAAGAACGTGCTAAGATTGCAGAAGATGTAAAACGTATGGCACAATTAGATCAAGCGGCACAAGGACAACAACCAGGTATGGATGGCGCTGCTCCTGAAGTACCAGCTGGTGAAGCACCACCTGAAGGTGGTGAAGGTGAACCAGCAGATGCAGAACCACTTAGTCCTGATCAAGAAGAACAACAACTTGATAATTTAGATTCTATTTTAGCTTCACTAAAACCAGATAGCGAGAATGAAAGTGAATTAGAAGGTGAAC